TTAAACTTATCCTCGCAGATGATATTGGGGATACTCTTATCGGTGCTAGTTCCTATCAGTGGAGCAGTCTACTACGGGATAACCCTATTCAACGATTTGACTTCGACGATTGAAGAAGTAAAGAAGATGAGTAATGTTGAAACACGCATTACATTATTAGAAGATAGAGTTAAAGCTGCTGACAATCGTATGATTGAATTAGCTATGTCTAACAATAGAGCTTATGAGAAAGCATCAGAAGCATTTGCTGCATCTAAAGAAACTTCAGCTATTACTAAAGGATCACAACGAGAAATTGATGTGTCTCTTAACGCAGTGCGTGAGGAGATGAAAGCATTACGCAAATCAACTATCAATCCATTGGCTAAGTAATGGCCTTACTTACTAAACAAAACTTGCGTAAACTCTATGCTTGTTTTGTGAGGCTACCACCATTCTGTAACTACAGGATGCCAGCGCCACACAAGGTAACCTTTAAAGTAGTGAATGATCCAGATACCTATGGATGGTTTGTGAATGATCCACCAAGGATAGAGATATCTAGGTTATGTGAGGACTTTAATAAGATCAATGAAACTTTATTGCATGAGATGATTCACTGTATGCTTTGGTATAATAAGCATAAAGACTTTGATGCACATGAAGATAAGTTTAATAAGTACGCAGAGATTGTATGTAATTTATATGGATATGATAAAGAGGAGTTTTAAATGTTTAGTATTATCAGTGGTATCTTAGGCTTTGCAACCAGTGGACTACCAAGTCTACTTGGTTTCTTCCAACAACGTGGCGATCAAAAGCATGAGCGTGACATGGCTAAGCTACAGAACGAACAAGCTATGGCTATGGCACAGGCTGGCTTTGTATCTCAAGAGAAGATTGCAGCTATTGAATTAGAAGGAACGTACGCAGAAACGTACGCTCAAGAACGTCAAGCATTATATGAACACGATGCTAAACTTGTAGAGCAAGCATCACCATGGGTAAGAACATTGAATGCATCAGTCAGACCTATCGTGGCATTTACTTTTGTAGGCTTACTTGTATTCGTTGATATTGCTGGCTTCATATGGGCAGTTAAATCTACTGGTGGATTTACACCAGAGTCTATGGATGCTATATTTTCTAGTGATGAGATGAGTATTGTAGCTTCTATCATTGGCTTCTATTTCGGATCTCGCACATGGGAAAAGAAAAAGAGTGGTGAATGAAGGTATCAAACAAACTAATACAAATGCTCAAACACCATGAGGGGGTTAGGAGCAAGCCTTATCGTTGCCCCGCTGGTCTGTGGACTGTGGGTGTGGGTCATCTTATTGGTGATGGTAAGTCATTGCCTGAATCTTGGAATAGAACTTTTACACAGGAAGAAATAGATGGACTTCTTAAACGCGACCTCAATCGCTTCGAGCGTGGAATACTTAAGATGCTACCTAACGTGCGCCTTAGACAATGTGAATTCGATTGCTTGGTTTCTTTTGCCTTCAATCTTGGCTTGGGTACATTTCAGCGATCAACACTCCGTCAAGCGCTTCTTCGCGGCGATAAAGAAGCGGCTATGGAATCGCTAATGAAGTATTGCAGAGCTGGTGGAAAAGTATTACGTGGTCTTGAGAACAGACGCAAAGATGAAAGAGCAATGTTCCTTGCAAACTATTAAGTAATGTGATATCGTTTCGTAACTCCACTATGAGGATACGAAATGAAATACAAATCAGTATTAGTCATCTCTGATCTACACATTCCATATCACCACCCCGATGCATTCAACTTTCTTAAAGCGCTCAAGGCAAAATACAAACCAGATCTCGTTGTTAATATTGGTGACGAGCTTGATATGCATGCGATGTCTATGCATGATAGCGATCCAGATCTATTCTCTGCTGGCCATGAGTTGGCAGCGTCTATTGCATACGTTCAAACTTTAGAAAAAATTTTTCCCAAGATGGTGCTAGTGCATAGTAACCATTCATCTATGTTATACAGACGTGCATTGAAACATGGTGTGCCTAAAGGATATCTCAAAGACTACAATGACTTCTTAGGTATAGGCAAGGGATGGCAATGGGTAGAAGATCATACGATCACACTATCTGATAACACTCGATGCTTCTTTACTCATGGACTATCTGCTGACGTACTCAAGGTAGCCATGCAGTATGGTATGAATACAGTTCAAGGTCACTATCATACTAAGTTTAGTATTGGTTATTACTCTAACCCTGATGCTTTAGTATGGGGGATGCAAGTAGGATCTTTAATCAATCAAAAGTCTATGGCATTTAATTATGCTAAGAACTTTAAGACAAGATTCATTGTCGGATGTGGAATGATTATAGATGGCCAACCAAAACTAATGCCAATGATTCTCAACACAAATGGGAAGTGGCATGGTAAACTTGTTTAGTGGAAAATCCAACATCAGAACAATTAGATATCTTAGACAAACTTATTGGTCGTAAGATTTGGGACATTGAAATCATAGAGGAAGAACCTCTTGCAATCCTTAGAATTTTTTTGTCAGAAACTGAGGATGATTACATAGAGATCAATGCTGAATACATGCAGATGCTCTACATCTCCCCAAAACCTAACAAACTACACTAAAAAGTTAATACCTTAGCCTACCCTAGCTTACGATCGTGCGTTGTAGAGCGATTGTGTAGGTCTTTCTTTATAATCAATGACTTACAATATCAATATTAACAAACAGCATAATAAAGATACACACTATACAGATTAACGTTATCCATTCTTCTTTTCTTGTCATAGTAACTTCCCTTCAAACTTATAACTACCTATATGTCCTAACTCTACCCATGGTGCAGCCCATACTTTGATCCCATTTAATCTTGCTAGTCTACAGAAGTGATAGTCCTCTGATAATAATCTATTAGAGTCTGGCTCAATCGATGTAGCAAAATATTCTGTTACAACTTCTTGTTGGCCTGGCAGCATATCATTAGTATAGGTAGGGCAATGTGGCTTAAGTAAATCAAATACACTACGCTTGATAAGCATGAATCCTGTACCACCATTAAATATTTCTATAGGTTCTGTCATTGAATGCAATGGCGTATCAATATAGTTCAGCTTATTAATTACAAGATCACCCGTAGCATACTTTAAATCTTCACCTTGAATACCACGCGCTACTGCATCGCCAATCTTTTCCCATGCAATACGCTTCTTAGGATAGACACCACAGATAATATCTTTGTCAGCATCAATCATAGACAAGATATCTTCTGCACGATAACTAATGTCAGCATCAATAAACATCAAGTGTGTGCATTCAGTTTCATAAAACATTTTAACTAGGCCATTCCTAGCTCTAGTAATGAGTGATTCGTTATAAAGAAACTGCCAGTTATAGCCAATGCCTTTATCTAAGAACAACTTAGTTGCATTGATGTGGCCAATCGCATTCTCGCCTGTGCATACACCACCATACATAGGAATGCCTATAAATATATTACTCATCGTATCGTTCACCCATTCCATGATCGTGTTTAAATTCTTTAATATCCATCTCATCTTCAATTAAATCATCATAATTTTTTTGAAGTATTTTGACTGGCTTCTTAAGTGTTGTTGGTTTTAACTCTACATCATCATCCATAATATTCCCCTAATAAAATATATGATTGTTAATAATAGTTCTTGGCTTCATGCCCCATTGATTATCTAACTTGATACTATGAAAGTAACTAGCTCCATTGCTACTGTCTTTAATCTCTTGCTTGATAATTTTACGGGATAATTCTATGAAAGGTTTGAGTGTATCATAAGGTGGAACAGCTTTGGTCTTTTGAGTCCATTCAAATTGATTTTTTTTGAAGGTCTCCGAGCATATATTCTTCTGGTCAAAGTCTGCTCTCCGATACAATACGTATCCCACTGCCACTTGGCCAGAAATAGGTTCACCTCTGGCTTCGTGGAACATGGTCAAACTCATACACATGACTGCTGCAACATCTAACATAAAGTCTCCTTTGCTTAGGTAGCTTTCATGGTTATCCGTATATACTTTCTATATACATTTGGCATAATGATCTCACGAAAGGAGAACTACTATGTGGACAACACCAGCAGCTACTGAAATGCGCTTCGGCTTCGAAGTTACAATGTATGTAATGAATAAGTAAGCCAAGCATACACAGATAAGGCAATGCCTACGGAGATCTTTGTTGCTCTCCATACGCGTTGCCTTTTCTCTTTGGGTGACTCTAAAGTCACCTCGTATTCATAGCCATTGAGTTCTTTAAATGAGCGTGGGAAACGCCATTCAAAAGCATTGAAGTTAGTTTTGTATTGTTTCATTTGATTTTCCTTTCACTGTGTTGATGCGTGTGGCTTGCTTGCCTATGTATTGCATCTTAACTGTTATGGGTAGGCGGTTTAGTGTGGGCTGGTTAGCGTCTACTAATGCCTTTAGTTTCGATATCTTATCCTCTGGATTAAGGCTAGAATTCACTAGCTGTTCGCTTATTTCATCGAACTTTGCTTGCCATGTCAAGACATCTGATAGCTCTAATGGGTCTTTATTAGGAATATAGAAGGTATAACTGCTAGATTGTGGCTTTTTTACAACACTGCCAGCTCTTTCTGTAGCTAAATTACCATCATCATCCTCTGGGGCTATGCCACAAGTAGCCATAAGGCTATATCTACGGGCATAAGTTAATGCTGATCCGTATCCTTGAGGGTCTTGCTTAGCTGCTGGTACATGTAAGATACCACCAGATAGCATCTCACCTGATTCATGCACGATTATTGTTTCAATCTTAACACCGCTCTCACAATCATGCGTCTGTTGGATAAGTGCAATACCATTGTTGTTTAATGCATCAATGACAGCTTCAATACATCCATCTAAAGACACATACTTAGATCTAAAGTGTGGATTCGTTGATGTCTTGAGTGCTGGTGCAAACTCTTTCTGTGCCTTAACAAAGGCTGTTGCTATAGTTTTCATACTTTTCTCCTTTTGTTGTAATTCATTCATAACTTCTGCTTCAAATCTATCTTGGTCGTTCATCTTCCACCTCTATTTTAATTTTACCTATACATCTTGGAGGAACACTTGGGTCCCATGTATCAATAACAATACTATTTTTATCTTGTGTTAATACTATTTTGTTAAATACATTCCATACATACAAATATTGTGAATCTTTAGGTTGTGGTTTAATGCGGTATTCATAATCATTACAATGCCACAATGGTTCATCATCTTCCTTTAAAGTTATCCATATATCATCATCTGGAATATATCTTTCTTGTATTTCAGTACCATCAGCCCATGCTTTTATTTCTTTATGCCATTTATGTTGTTTCATATACGATCCTTTATGGAAAGTTTAGATTGCCTAATTACATAGGCTTCCTTAGCTGGTACCA